GAGAACACAACAGGAAGCTGTTACGAAGAGTCCTTTCGCTGGGAAGAAGAAAGGCACTATGCGCCAGCAGTTTACGATTGGCGGTGGTGGTTCTGGTACTGGTACTAACTACTAGGGCGTATGGGCAAGAAGCGTTACAACCAGCTAAAAGATGAGCGCGAAAGCTATCTTCTTCGTGCTAGGCGTTGCTCTGAGCTAACGCTTCCGTTAGTCGTTAGGGATAAGCACTACAATAAAGATACGAGCGACATCTCCTTTGCCAGCCCTTGGTCGTCGCTAGGTGCGCGTGGTGTGAATAATCTCAGCTCAAACTTGATGCTGTCATTGTTCCCAACTAATCTAAAGTTCTTCCGACTTCTCGTCAGCGATAACGCCTTCGAGGAATACGGCGACCAAGCGGAGCAAGTTAAGGCAGAAGTCGATACTTCTTTAGCTACTATTGAGGAGACTGTTTTCGAGGAGATTGAGGACAAGAATCTTCGCCCTGTCATCTTCGAGGCTCTAAAGAACCTCATCATTGCTGGCAACTCGTTACTCTACGTTCAGCCAGACGGCAATATCCGCAACTACGCCCTAGAGGATTATGTGGTGCATCGTGATATAGAAGGTAATGTTTGCGACATTATTGCTCGTGAGCAGATTTCCAAGACCGTTGCTGAGAATCTCGGCATTGACACAGAACTTCCTAGCGATGACCGCGTTATGGATAACGACAAGAATATAGACATCTATACTTGTGTCAAGCTAACGGACGACAACGAATACTACATTTACCAAGAGGTAAACGGCAACATCTTAAAGGATACCGTTGAGTATGTACCTTTAGACAAGCTACCTTTCCTACCTTTGCGTATGAGTAAAGTAACTGGGGAAAGCTATGGGCGTTCTTACGTCGAATCTCTTTACGGAGACCTGCGATCGCTTGAAGGATTGACAAAGGCCATGGTTGAGGCCGCAGCAATCTCAGCGAAGATTGTGTTCATGGTTAATCCAGCCTCTACGACTAGAGCGCGTTCTATTGCACAGGCAGAGAATGGGGATGTCATCAATGGCAACTCTTCAGACGTTACTACGCTACAGGCTAACAAAGGCGCGGATATGAATGTCGCCTTCCAAGCAGCTCAGAACATCGAGCAACGCTTGGCGTTTGCGTTTAATCTGTTAGACAATGCACTTCCAGCTGGAGGTCGCACTACGGCTACAGAGATAAACCACCTTATTAGCAGTTTAGAGAAAGTGTTGGCTGGAACTTATGCCATGCTTTCGAGTGAGTTTGCGCGACCATTGGTGCGCATTATTGTAAACCGTCTTACAGAAGAGAAGAAGATTCCAGAGCTACCTAAAGAGGTAAAGCTAATTATTAGTACAGGGGTCAGCTCTTTAGGCAGAACATCAGACTTAGAGCGTCTACAACAGTTTGTTGGCATGGCGACTCAGATGACTCCAGAGGCTTATGGGCAAGTAGTGGATCAACGAGCATTGATGCAAGCCCTAGTCAGAGCAGTTGGTGTGGACACGAATATATTGAAATCAGATGAGCAGCTCGGACAAGAGCAACAACAAGCTATGATGGCTCAACAGCAACAAATGGAACAACAACAAGCCATGATGCAACAGCAACAGGCTGGTCGTGTAGTAGAAAAGGTTGCACCTCAATTAGTTCAACAAGCCCAACAGGAGCAAGTAGATGAGTGATAGTTACGATGCACACAAAAACGCAGTATTGATTACTGACAACCCAGAAAAGCCAGCTTTTAGCGAGGCGGATGAGAAAATCTTAGGCAAGTTTAATAGCCAAGAGGATTTAGAGAAGGGCTACCAAGAATTGGAGAAGAAATTACATGAGCCACCTAAAGATAAAGTTCAAGCTGACGATGCTGAGACTCCAAGACTACCTAGCGATGAAGTTAGCGAGTCTAGTGATGAAGAGGAGTCTGCCGTCAATGAGGAGGAAGAAGTTGATACCTCCGGTAACGAGGAAGGAGAAGGTATTGCTGAAGCTTTTAAAACTCTGCAAGAGACTGGCGAAGTAACCGAAGAGGTTTACGAGAAGTTCGAGAAGGCTGGTGTGCCTAAAGAGCTTGTCGATCATGTCCAAGAGCTTGCGGACTACAAGCAAGCCAACGAGATGAAGTCGGTTACTGCCGAGGTCGAAGACTACTCAGCACTACAGAAGTGGGCTGGCGATAACTTGTCTGAATCAGAAATAGACATCTTCGATGGGATCATAGAGAACGGTACTCTCGATGAAATGAAGTTCGCTGTGAACAACTTGAATGCTCGCATGAAGGGCAGCACAGCACCTAAGCAATCTAGGCTAATTAAAGCTGACGCGATTGCTCAAGCGGAGGGTGGTTATCAATCAACAGCAGAAGTGCAACGTGATATGAAAGACCCTCGCTACAAAACAGACTCAGCCTACAGACAAGCGGTTACGCGAAAGCTGAGTAAATCAAATCTATAATTCAATGAACCTTAATGCAAGCCTCCCTCAAGCCGTTACGACGGTGAGCGTGTTGAGACAACTTCGAGAGTGTGTTCATTTGTTTTTTACTTTCGAGTTGGGTAAAACCAATCTCATCACTACCCCATGCTGGGGTTTAACTGTCTAACCCACAGGAGGTTATTATGGCAGATATTACAGCAACCAGTCTCGATGCAAATCTATTAAAGGTCTATGGCCAAGAGGTTTTGCTCGCATACAACGAGACATCCAAGCTTAAAGACAAGCTTATGAACCGCACAATTACTTCTGGTAAGAGTGCATCTTTTCCTACTTTCACAACAGAGACAGCCAAGCTCCATGTAGCTGGCGAATCAGTATTCGATGCAACAGGCGATAATGCTTCAACAATCTCTGCTGGAGAGAAGGTAATTACGATCGAGAAGCTACTATATGCTGCTCAGTTTGTAGATAACCTAGAAGAAATCAAGGCGCACTATGATGTTCGCGCAGCTTTATCAGCGCAAGCTGGTGCTGCAATGGGCAAGCAACATGATGCTTTCTTGTTGGCTGCAATGGGTCAAGCTGCTACTGGCGCACAAATCAAAGAAGTTGCTGGCACAGCTTCTGGAGATGGCTCGGCTGGCATCCTTTCTACATCAGCAAAGATAAAGGAAACTTTTGAAGATGCTGCCCTTGCACTTGATTTGCAAAATGTACCACACGAAGACCGTTGCATGGTCGTTCGTCCTCACGAGTACTACCAAATCCTTCAAGAAGATTCTGCTATTAGCGCTGACTTCAGCACAAGTGGCGACAGAGCTAGAGGTATGCAAAACTTGCATTACTTAGGCTTTGAGGTTATTGCTATGAACCTAATGAATGATTACTACGACTCATCTGACGCTAACATGACAAATGATTCTGGTAGTCCTCTTTACTTAGGTGGAGTAACTCACAACGATGATCACTCTTTTGATGGTAGTCGTTGGTTTGCTTTGGCTTTCCATAAAGGAGCTGCTGGTACGGTTACTTTGAAGGGTCTTTCTTCAGAGGCAAACTACATCCCAGAGCGTTTCGGAAGTCTCCTCTCTACATCTGCTGGTATTGGCACAGGCATCTTACGTCCAGAGGGCGTTGTGAAGATGATTGCTGCTGGCGATTAATCGGTTTTTACTATTTGGGTGGGGTGCTTTTGCACCTCGCCCTTCCCTTAACATAAATTAAACTATGGCAATTTCATCAGCACCCACCGTTGTCTACCGAGAAGACGACACAACACGAGACGTAACAGCTACGATAGCTTATTCGTTTTCTGGCGTTACACAAAACGTATTTACTTACCCTATTAGCCTTGCTGGCGCAAAGTCAGTATGGGTTCAAAACAGTACAGCTGCAGAGGCTGCGGAGTTCTATATACCCAGCTATTCGGCTGGCGCTATAAACGTATCTAGCGACCCTATTGGTTTAATGCAAACTTCTTTTGTTTCAGATGGAACTAGTGAGAGAGCTGGTATTGGTTTTGACCTAATGGCTCCAAGCACATCTGGTGCTGGCTTTATCGGTGGCAACAATATGCCTCCAGCATTATCTG